CCGCGAAGGCCCTGCCCAGTGCGGCCAGCGCTGCGCGGCAAGTGCCCTCCGCCGCGAAGTGCGGCGTGTCGCGCTCCAGGTACTCACCCGCAGCCGGCGTCAGGAACACCAGCCCCGTGATCCGCTCGATTTCCGCCAGAACCTCGCGCGCCGTCACGTGTCGCAGGTGAAAGTCCGCGCGCGTGTCCAGCAGCCCGGCCGGCTCGCGCACCACCACGCGCCACAGCGCGCGCGCCGATCCCGTGTCCCCTGGCTCCACCAGGGGCCGAGCCACCCGCGCATCGGAGACGTACCCGGACAGCACCGGCGCAAGCTCGCCGCCCCGGTAGCCCAGGAAGAACCGCGCCTTGCCCTCGGGCCGCGCTTCGCTCAGCACGTGGTAAATGCCCCGCCCGACCGCAGAAAGTTCCAGGATCGTTTCATCCGGCAGCAGATCCGGCGCGATCGCCTGCCCCGCCAGGGGAAGCGCCGCGCCGCCGATTTCCAGCCGTTTTTCCAAGCCGATCATTTGGCCCCGAACAGGTATTTTCCGGCGACGGCGTTCGCGTTCTGGAGCAGTTCATCCAGCCACCCGTCCGGCTGCCACTGCCCCGCCGCCGCGCCGCCTGTGGTCTGGGTGGCTGCGGGTGCCGCCGGAGTGGCCGCGGAGCCTTGCGCTGCGCGCTCGGTCGTGCGCGCGGGGATGCTTTCCGCTTCCACCAGGGTGAAGTCCACCGTCCACAGATCGCGGCCCTCCACCGGCACCACCTGCATGCGCTCGGTGAAGCGGACCTTGCGGATGCCCATCGCCCAGCAGGTGTCCTCGGTGATTTCCATCAGCTTCGGCGTGTCCGCGCCCGCGTCGCGCTCGTGAAACATCAGGCGCAGGTTGCCCAGGTCCTCGGGGCGGTCGCGCCGCACGAAGCAGGCCACGGTCACCAACGCGGGCTTCCAGCCGCCGTGCGCGCCCGCGCCACTGTTGCCTCCGCCGCTCACATCCTCGCGGTCGACCTGTTCCTGAACCGTCACGCGGTGATCGAAACCCGGTACAGCCACGGCGTCCAGCAGAATTACAGGTTCCATTTCAGGCTCCGATCAGTGATGCCAGCGGGCCTAGCGCACCGTTGGGCGCGACCAGACAGACCCCGCCGCAGAATGGAAGTTCGTGCTTGGGCGCGCCGGTGGCGGTCTTCAGGGCATCCCGCGCCCCGGCCGCACCGGGTGCGCCGGTGACGTGCAGGGTCCAAGCGCCCTGATTGACCATCGATTGTCCGAACAACGCGCGCGCCGCGGAAACTTTGGCTTGCAGCGCTGTGAGTTGCGCGCGCTTGGACGCCACCAGCGCCGCAGCCGTGTCCACCGCCGTAACCCCGCCCTTGGCGTAGCTTTTCAGCAGCGCGAGCTGGCCGCGCAGGGAAGCCTCCACCGGCTGCAACCCCGGCAAGGCCTGTCCCAGCGTTGCGCGTGACCAGTCCGGCGGGCGCGGCGCGTTGGGGGCGGTGCGCCGCTCCTTCTCCAGTTCGAAGCCCTGGCGGATCCGCCGCAGCGCCGTGGTGAACTCCCGCGCGCCCGTCAGCGCCGCCAGCGATTCCAGCACGCCCTGAAACAGCGCAGGGCTGGGCGCTCCCGCAGCGATCACCAGCAGCTCCACGGGCGTTGCCGATTATAATTGTGGGCTGTCCTTGTCCCCGGGATCGTCGAAGCTGCCCGCCAGCGCGGCGACCAGCCCGGGAAAACTCAGCGATTTGAAAAAGCCCGCGGTGCGGCCCACACCCGGTGTCCAAGGGTGCGCGGCGACCAGGTAGAATCCCGCGCCGGTGAGGTCTCCCAGCAGTCCCTCCGCGCCCGCCACCAGCGCCGCCGCCGCCGCCGCTTGCGGGGCCGCCGTGCCGGTCAGGAACAGCTTCGCGGCATCGAGGGCCGTACCCGTGGCGGTCAGCGTGGCATTCGCCGCCGTGATGAGGCTGTCCACCCCCCCCGCCAGCGCACCCAGCCCGGCGGGTTCGGTCAGGGTGAGCGATTGTGTCCATGCTGGCATGGGATCACCACGCGATCAGGTCAAGGGCCGCCGCGTCCGGGGCCGCCATGGCTTGCGCTCGCATGTCGCGGAACCGCGCCAGATAACCGATCTTCAGGGCAGCCCCATCGGCCAGCACTTGCGCGATTTCCGCCGCCGTGTGCGCCCGCGACGCCTTGACACCTGCCCCGTCGGTGCACGTGTAGGCCACCGGTCCGGCCAGCGCCGCCGCGCCTACCAGGTTGATCTGTGATTCCATGTCGGAATCGTAAGTGTGAACCTCTCCCAGCGCCGCGCTCGGGAAACCGGCCACAATCGCTGCCTTGCACGCCGCCGAAAGGGCCGCCACTTTGTCCGCCTTCAATTCCGCCAGCGTGGGCGGTGGCGGGGCGGCCAGCGCCCCCAGGGGCGGGACCTCTCCCAGCGCAGTGATTTCGTGCCTGGTTTTATCCGCCAGCCAATACACAGCCCCTCGGTGATCCGGCGCGATAGCCCACGCGCCCCCCTGGTACACCGCCGCTTCGTTAGGACCCAGGGCGGGCGGGGCGACGGGCGTAGCATGGGCGGGAATCAAATAATTGTTTGGGACTACCGGGTCTGCGTCAGCCTCGCCGCTGCCCATGAACTCGCCCGTGTCGGGGTGATAGTGGTAAATCTGCATGGTGCCTCGCTAATATTTGATGCAGGCCAACAGCGCCAGGTTTCGCGACCGGGTTTCCGCCGCCACCCGAGGGGACCCATAGGAGCCTTCGGTGTAATATCCCGAAGTAGTCCAGTAGTTGACCCCCGCAACGGCCCCCCTGGCGATTTGGGCGCCGTTGATGTTAGTCCCGCCGTCGGAAGCAATCGTATCCACATAGTCGGGCGCCTTGATGCGCCGAAGGTGCCCCTGGAATGCGTCGGCCTGTGCGGTTCCGAACGTGCGGCCGCTGTCTATCCCACGGGCGTCGTCCCAGCCCCGGCAAAACTCCCCGCGCATATCGGGAAGAACGATGTAGGTTCCGGCTGTGGAGCGTGACGCGGTCGGGTCGGCGGGATTGGTACACTTGAAGCCGAACAGTGCCGTGCCGTTCAGTCCGTCGCCGCAATAAATCGCAGCCGCCAGCACCGGGTAAGAGGCGATCAGCACCGCCGCCCCGTTGGCCTTCAGCCACCCCGCCGGGGCCGTGCTTTGAGCGTAAAAGGCAAGCGTCCCGGCGATCACCCCTCCCTGTGCGCCGTCCAGACGGGTGTTTGCGTCCAGGGCGGCCACGCCGCTTGCAGCGCCTTTTTGAGTGAGGGGTAAATACGCCGCAGCGACTTCCGCGTCCCGGGCGATGGCCGCCGGAATCTGCCCGTCGGGGATTTTTCCGCCGCTGTCCAGACTGGCAAAGCCCGCCCCGGCTGTGGCGTCGTAGACCCCCACCATTTTTTCGATCACATGCTGCCAGCGCAAAGGCATTTTCATCAGAAGAACCTCGCAAATTCTGCCGGGGGCGTGACGGTGTGGTCGTCGCCGTTCTCGTCCGTGATGGTGTATGGAGTCCGGTCATAGACTTGCCCGACCAGGGCTTGCCGCGCCGGGTCGGCGTGGATGTCCTCCCAGGTTCCCACAATCGTAATCACCCCAGCCGCCGCCAGGGTTTCCAGACCCGCCCGCACTTCCGGTTCGTCGGGGCGACAGCGCACCAGCGCCAGCGTTTCCGCGCCCTTGCGCACCGTGGGCGACTTGTCCAACAGAAACCGGGGGTTGTCCGGGTCGGCGTCGTCCAATCGCTCGGGCCATGTGGCCCGCACAGCCGCGACCAGGGCCGTCGTATCCGCGCAATAAATCACCAGGTCATCCATGACGCCTCCTACAAGATGGACATTTCATAGTCGCTCGGGCCGAAGCCGTTGATATCCACGTCGGAAATTAAGCCGCACATGTTCGCCGCGATTGTGATGGCCGTGGGGGGTGCTGTTGACAGCGGCGTTGCGGGGGTCACCTCGCCCAGCTTGATACCTTTTTCCCAATATGAAAGTTTAGTCCCGTCGAAGCGCCACCCCAGGCGATACGGCGCGTTAGCCGCCCGCGCTGCCGCGACAGGGGTTGCCGCGCTCGGCATTTCCGCATAGCCGTTCATGCCCGCGATTCCCGCCGCCGCCAGAATCCGCCGGTTGGGGGCCTCTCCCGTGAACGCAATGGCCTCTTGCGTCAGCGTCGGATGGACACCGAACAGCTCCACCGTGGCGAACATGGCCATGGGCATATCGGAACGCACCGCGTTTCCAAACGGATCAAGCAGGGTCAGGCTGTCGGCGTTGCGCGTGACCGTGGTTCCAGCCGTTAAAATAGGACTGGTCGGGAACGGCAGATTCGCAATTTGAGGGAACGCCGCATAGATGAAACTGGCCCCGTCTCCGTTATAAATCACGGCCATTGCGGCGTCGGCCAGGGACAGCGTACAGGTCCCAACCCCTGTCGTGTCAGGGATTCCACTAAACGAGATCAGCCATGCGTCGGCCTCCACTTTTTTTGCACGGGCGGTGATGGAACCTGACAATACCGTCGCGATCCCGGTGTCGAGGTTGAATGATATTCGTGCGAGTCCCGCCCAGTTCATTTGAAAAACCAGGTGCCGGTTCGCCGATCCTTTTTTGACTAGGATTTGAGGCGTGTAATTTTGTCCCAGGGTCAGCGTCACCCCCTGAAATATTTTGTGATCCGCGCCCGCCGTGCCGTCCTCCGTGATTTTGATCCAGTCGTAGGTGCTTCCCAGCACCTTCAGGCCTGGCTTGGAGAGTGACACGCGGGTCGGGTTCCAGTTCCCGGCTGACATATCCTCCGAATTCAAAAATAAATTTGTAGCCGCCACGGATTCAATCCAAAGCCGGTCCCCGGAAAACCGCGCTTCGTCTGTGCCCGCTATTTTAAAATTTCCATAATTATCGAAATAGGTGGCGTTCCCGCTGCGGGTGAATTGCAGCACTCCTTTTCCGATCAGGGCGTCCAGTGAATTTTTCAGGGGAAGCCGTAACAGGGGCGTAGCCACCCGCGCCGGTCCCCGCTGGAGGGTGCCGCCCTCAGGGCCGCCCGCGCTTAC